TCATTCCATCGCAGACGATTCCCGCCGGATCGGCACCGCCGAGATGATCGGCCTCGCCGACATGATGATGGACGCCATCAACGACTGCATCCCGCTCGCCGCGATCTGCGCGTGGGATGACGACACCGACGATTTCAGCAACCGGCAGGCGTTCGACCAGATGATGGACGAGGTGGCGCGGTGACGATCACCTACCACCCAGAGGTCGTGCAGGGCAGCGACGAATGGCTGAAACTGCGCTGCGGCCTGATCACCGCGAGCGAGGTCAAGCTGATCCTGACGCCGACGCTCAAGGTCGCCAGCAACGACAAGGAACGAGCGCACCTCTACTCGCTGCTATCGCAGCGGATCACCGGCTATGTCGAACCGTCCTATATCGGCGGCGACATGCTGCGCGGCTACGAAGACGAGAAGGACGCCCGCATCGCCTATGCGAAGACCTACGCGCCGCTGAAGGACTGCGGTTTCGTCACCAACGACAGGTGGGGCTTCACGATTGGCTACTCGCCGGACGGGCTTGTCGGCGATGACGGGCTGATTGAGATCAAGGGACGTGCCCACAAATACCAGGTCGAGACGATCCTGACCAACGTCGTGTCGGGAACGGCTCCTGACGAGTTCATGCTGCAATTGCAGACCGGGATGCTGGTATCTGGGCGGCAATGGATCGACTTCATCAGCTACAGCGCCGGGCTTCCGATGGCGACGATCCGCGTCTTTCCTGACCACGCCATTCAGTCCGCGATCATCGACGCGGCGGCGGCATTCGAGGCCCGCATCGAGAAGCGCCGCGCCGAGTTTGACGCCATCCTGAACTCGCGCGTCCATCGCCTCATCCCGACCGAACGCCGCTACGACCTGGAGATCAGCGTATGACCGACATCATGCCCACCATCGCCCCGAAAAGCGACCAGCTCAACGCCGACGATCTGATCGGCCGCACGCTGACGATCAAGGTGACGCGCGTCTCGCTGTGCGGCGAACCCGATCAGCCCATCGCCATCAACTACGAAGGCGATGGCGGGAAACCCTACAAGCCCTGCAAGTCTATGCGCCGCGTCATGGTTCATGTCTGGGGCGGCGACGGCAACGTCTATGTCGGCCGCCGGATGACGCTTTACCGTGATGACAAGGTGCAGTTCGGCGGCCTCGCGGTCAGCGGCATCAGGATTTCGCACATGTCGGACATCGACAACGCCGTGACGATGGCGCTCACCGCGACTCGCGCGAACCGGAAACCGTTCACCGTGAAGCCGCTGCCCCCGGAAGCGGCCGGTGAACCTGACGCGGCTGCGAAGACCAAGATGACGCCGGAGCAATGGGCGAACCAGCAGGTCAAGGCGCTGCGCGAGATCAAGACCGAAGACGAGTTCGGCGAATGGCTGGGCGCGAACGGCAAGGCGCTCACCAAGCTGAAATCGTCTGACGCCTCGACCTGGGAAACGCTCAACGAGATCGTCGGCGAGACGCGCGCGCGCGTGACCGGTGAGTTCGACGCCGCGCCGCCTCTCAAAGACGCGCTTTGAAATCCAGCGCCTACGCCCTCGCCACCGCCCCCGCCTACGCTATCGCCGACGCCCACGCCTTCGCCTTCGCCGACGCCCACGCCTTCGCCTTTTCACAAGCCGTTAGAGACGGCGCAACCAGGAGACCGAAATGACCACCTACGACATCGCCGTCCAGTTCGAGCGCGGCTACATCGCAGACCCCTACTGGCCCGAAATCGCGAAAGTCATCAACATCGGCAAGGAGTCCGGAATGAACCGGGCGAAGTCGCCGGCCAACCGCCGCAAGGCGCTGGAGGAACATCTTCGCGCGACCGGCATGACGCTCGACCAGTATGACGCGCTGGTCGCCCTTTCGGCGCGGCCGTTCTACACGGATGACAGCGGGGCCATCGTCATCCCGGAGAACCACGTCATGTCGTTCCTGGTGGCGACCTGCGATGAGGCCCGCTCCGCGCAGCGTCCTTGCAACCCCGAACAGGTCCGCAGCCGCTTCATCGTGACGCCGTGGGAGACCGGGAAGGACAAGGAAGATGGCGTCTGGGAACGGTTCGCAACGGTATCGAGCGGCACCGGCCAGAAGCTGTCGAACCAGCGCGGGCTTCGGTCATCGAAATTCATTTCCAAGTTCACCGCTCGCGGGCAGATCACGTTCGACCCCGACTATGTGAACCCCGACACGCTGCGGAATGCGATCGCATGGGGCGGTCAGTTCGTCGGCATCGGGGCGTCCCGCAAGATGGGATGGGGCCGGTTCGCGCTGACTGAGTTCGCCCCTGCCTAGACGCGCTTTGAAATCCAGCGCCATCGCCGACGCCCACGCCTTCGCCATCGCCTCCGCTATCGCCATCGCCAGCGCCCACGCCATCGCCTACGCCAGCGCCCACGCCACCGCCAGCGCCTCCGCCACCGCCTACGCCTTTAACCGATTTCTGGAGAGACCATGACCGCCACCGCCTATCCGCTATCATGGCCGCAGAACATGCCACGCTCCCGCTCGCGCGAGACCGGCAAGTTCAAGACCTCGCTCCGCGCCCTCGGCGTCATCACCTACCCCGACAAGGGCATGGTCGCCGTGCAGCCCTGGGTGTGGCTGTGAGCGGCGCTCTGTTGCCAGGCCTCGCCGCCGAGCTTGCCGCGCTCGATGGCGTCCGTCAGCGCCACGCCGCCCCGCCCGACCCGGCGCGCGAGCTGATCGTCGACAACTTCGCCGGCGGCGGCGGCGCGTCGACCGGGATCGCCATGGCGCTCGGCCCGCAGCACACGTTCCAGGTGCTGACGAAGCGGCCGGAGCGGAGGCGGTGCCCTAGCACCGGTCGGTTAATGCCCAAGACCGACGCCGGCCGCCTTCTCGACGGCGCGCTCCACGACGGGTGGCCGACATGAGCTGCGAACATGCGTCCTTCAAGGCCGAAGTTCGTGTCGGCCGACTGACCGATGGCGATGGCGGCCCGGTCACGGGTTACACCTGCGACCTCGCCGTCAAATGCGCGACCTGCGGAACGCCGTTCCGGTTCATCGGCGTTTTACCAACACTCCGCCCTGACGGGACCGGGGCCTATGTCGCCGACCTCAAACCGGATGGACCGCGGACGTCATACGACGCCACGGAACTACGCGCGCCTATCGAGCCGTGCGCGGCTGGATGGCCGACATGACCGCCTATGGCTTCAAGGACCGCTTCGTGGACGCAATCCGCGCTAACCGGAAAGATGTTTTATGCGAGTTCGCCGACTCTCCATACGTGACATGGCGACAGGCCTACCGCGATGGCTGGCGTGTCGTGCGCATCGAGATCAGGGTGGTGAAATGATGACCAACGAAGATCAGGTCGCGGCGCTGGCGAAGGTTGTGCTTGCCGCCGCTCTGGACAGGAACGCCAGATTCGTAATCACCATGAGCAGCGACCACATGAATACGACAGTGCTCAGCATCGACGCCAGCCCAATCGCCCGCGCCATCCTTGCCGCAGGATATGCGCTCCGGAACGACGTGCTGGAGGAAGCGGCGGCTGTTTGCGACAAGCGCGCAGTTACTCTGAACGACATGTCGAACGCGCAAGGCGACCATCCTAACCGCTTTAAGCTCAACACGGCTTGGCATGAGACAGTCGATTTGTCCTCCGCCATCCGCGCCATGAAAGCGTCGAAGTGATGCCGCGCCTCAACCCCCGCATCGCCGTCAGCTTCGACGCCAAGAAGGCCAAGGTCGGCGAGACATGGGTTGATCGCATCGGCCCGGCGAAAGTATTGTCCGTCACCGCCGACTGGGTGATGCTATGGCGTCCAGGCGCTATCCCGTTCACCGTGCTGATTCCTGACTTCTTTGCGAAATGGGGCCGCGTCGATGAGTTCGACGTATGAACGAAACCGACCGCGCGCTTTCTCGGGCCGGGTCGCCATGAAACCACGCGCCCTTAGCTCAATCGGATAGAGCATCGGATTTCGGCTCCGAAGGCTGGCGGTTCGAGTCCGTCAGGGCGCGCCATAGCAAAAAGCCCCGCCAGCCGTTGGGCCAGCGGGGCAGTTGGTCGCTTGGTGGGGAACGGGCCGGAGCCCGCCATCACCGCCCAGCCGGAGCCGGGCGGGATCTGGTCAGGGTCGCATCGAGGCCATCCGCGCCAGCACGCGGGCGTTGCGCCAGACCACCCAGGAGAACGGCGCGCAGAACAGCGCCAGCGCCCACCAGCGCGGCCACGCCAGCCAGCAGAACCCGACGACGACGCCCAGCTTGATCGCCCAGTGATAGGGCGCGGTGTAGCGGATGATGAAGGCCATCGCGGGATTGGCCTCGCGGCCGCCGAGGCGCAGGACGCGCGAGGTCGTGTAGGCGTCTGCGACGTTGAGCAGCACCAGCAGGATCGAGGCGACAATGGCGAGCGTCGTCACGGCTCGATCCCCAATGCGGTCTGTGCCTCGGTCTCAGTATCGAACCGGAGGAACGCGGTCTCGCGCCAGCGTCCCGTCTCAGGGTCGATCTCGTCACCAGCCCAAACGACGACGGGCGCGGTCGGGCCGGGGTCGATCTCGTAGGGCGCGAGATCTGGGGTGAGATCGGCTCGGGCGATATTGTAGTGCGCGCCCGAGGCATAGCCGGTGATCTCGTCGTCCTCGCCGTAGAGCGGGATCGCGATGGGGCCGATGTGCTGGATTGTCATGGCATGACCACCATGGAGTCGAGGGCAGCGTCGGAGGGCGCGCCAGCGAAGAGAGCAACGGACTTGAGATAGCCTTCGAGCGATGCCGAGCCCCCCGTGTAGGCCTGACCTATCAGCAACCGATTGAGCCCGAGCGGGACCGCACCGGCCGCGCCTTCGACGGCGGCAAGACCCGTGATCGCCAATCTCACCTTGTCTGCGTGGCGCGAGACGACACGGGCGATAAGTGGCGCGGTGATAGCGCGGTTGCCTGTGTCGCTCGTGTTGACGCCGACCGCAGTTGTGATGCCACGGAAGGAGTTCGCGACACTACGATAGTTGAAAACACGATCCGCTATACTAGTGGCGTCATATTGCATCACTATCTGCGCCGCCGAGAACCCCGTCAGCAACTCAACCTCAGCAAACAACGTCACCGGCCAGTTATGGTCGAGGCCGGTGATATAGAGGCTGTCCGCAACGACTGCGGCGGCGGTGGATGGCGCTGCGTTCGGGACCGGGTCTGCGCCGGGGACTGAGCCCTTGTAGAACATGACGGGGGAGCCGATGACGCCTGCCGAGGCGGTAAATGCCGAGCTGGTGTGCGCGTAATAGTACAAATCGGCAGTCGCGCCGTCACCTTCCGTGATCGTCCGCCTGATGCGCAGCCGTGTGAGCGCGACCTCGCTCAGCCCCTCGACGCGCCACATCGAGGGCTGAACATTATTCAATGTTCCTGGGCCGCTGACAATTTCAGCAGTGCTGTTTGCAGCTAGACCCCAACCATTAGTCGCGTAGATGCCGACGATGCCGGTCGTGATGCCGTCAGCGCCGGCGATATAAATATCAGTCGTGACGACGTCACCAGCTGTAACCGGCATCGCCGACACCCGAGGCTGGCGGCCAGCAACGCCCGAGTTATCTCTGACGAGCTTGTGGGCGAGCTGACCGTCAGGCGACACAATCGACGAGGCCGATATCGTGAATGACCACGACGACGCCGCCCATCCCGACCCCAGCGCCGGGAACGTCCCGTAATTGGTGAGACCTGACTCGATTCTGATCCCACGATCGGTGATGCGAGGAATATTCGCAGCAAACGGCACGAGGACGCCGGCGTTGTTCGTGGCGAACCTTGACCCGCTGCGCGTGTAGGTCAGGCCGGGGACGGCGTTATACGCACCGTAGGCACGACCCATCAGCCAGTGGCGATCATTGGCCCAATCCCCGTGATAGATCAGGGACTCGGAGCCAAGGCCGCTGGACGCGAGCAGCGCGGCGGCGCTCGCGCTCATCTCTCCTGACGGGAGCCGCGCTGGACCCATCAGCCGTCCGGGCGCGATCAGCATCAGCCGACCCGCGCGACGTAGAGATACCCGCCGCCCGATTCACCGATGACGGCTATCTTGTGGCCCGAGGTGATCCGCATGTGGAATTTCTCGCCCGCCTCCATCGGGATCGCGGAAGCCACCGCCGCCGTGGGGCTCGATCCCGCGATGACGAAGCAGCGCTGCGTCGCGATCAGCAGCACTTCCGTCGCCGTCTGCGCGCCCGACTGCGCCGAGGATGTGCTGACCGCAACCCGCTCTACGGCGGCATAACTGCGCGTCCCGATCACGCCGACCACTGCATCCGTCGCCAGCCCTGCATCCGACGCGGGCACGACGGAGAGAGAGGCTGCGCCAGTCTTGGCCCCGAGCGACGCGGGCAGTTTGGCGATCAGGGAATCCTGCTTGGCCTCCGTCGCCGGGGCCGCGATCACTTTAGCCAACAGCGCTGCTAAAGTCGTTTGCGTCGCGAAGTCCTTGCCCGCAATCGTCCCAAGCGATGCGTTGCCAGTATCCTGTTTAGCTTCTGTGGCGGGTGCTGCGATGATCTTGGCGAGGATCGATGCGAGCGCCGCCTCCACCCCATCGACATGGCCGATCAGCGTGTCTTGTTTTCCCGCCGTCGCCAGAACCGATAGGGCGGTCAGCAGGGCTGCGCGCTGATCGGCGTCCTCAAGATGATGCGGCGTGTACACGTCGCTCGTGTCCGTCGCGCGCAGCACTTTGCTCGCACCCGCTGCATCGCGGATGCTCAGATTGTCGCTCATGATTCTTTCTCCTTAAAACATCAGCGCGGCGTAACCGCTGTTGATCGACCACGCGAAATTCAGCCCCGTCTGATCGTCAGGCGGGACCGCGAACTGAGATGAGATGATCTCGACCTCGATAACGTCAGTGGGCGGAGCGTCGAGCAGCGCCATGGCGTCGGCGGTGCCGTCCTCGTTGAGTCCGTACTGTCCACCCAGATTGCCGGCCAGCACCGTGCGCTCGACACCCGCGCGCCAGTATTCGAGCTCCATGTATCCGAGCGCCCCGAACGGGATCAGCCGCGTCTCGACGGAGGCGAATGCCGCGTCTGCGGTGTTGCCGCTCACACGAATCCCGCCGTCGCTGCGGCGGCGCACCAGCCCGCCGTCAGGCCAACGGACCCGGAAGCGCAGATCATCCTCCGGCAGGATCGCAAACGGCTCCCCGTCGGCGACAAACACAAAGCGCGGACGCCATGTGTTTCCGCGCCCTACCATGAGGGCTCTCTCCAAAGTGGTCATTGGCACTCCCGGAGGATGTGGGCCTGCAGGTCGATCATCGCCCGGCGCAGCGCGTTGAAGGCGGCGGTGTCCCTCGCACTAACCT